TTGAGATTGACCACAAACAGGTCTGTTGAATCGTGCCGTATGGTGAATTAAGTGCGCCTAAAATAATGCCTATAAATATAGTTAAAGTATACGAAATTTTACAAAGGAAAGCAACCATTATAATGGCATTCGGAGACATAGGCAAGATAGTCAAGAACGTGGGAGGGGGTATATTCAACCGTACCCTGGGCAGGCTCACGGGTGCTGGTATTTCCACGGATAGCAGGATCGTCAATGCCAGGGCCAAATGGTCCGGACGTTCAGACAAGACCGACTGGCGTGTGAGACTACAAGTGCCAGATGGACCATTGACGAAATTTTTTGATTTCAACAACAATCCCATAATGCAACCATTGGCGGCATCACAGGGCATATTCTGGCCATTGACACCGGCAATGACAATACAGCATTCATCCAACTACAACGCCATGGATCAGGTGCACAGCAACTACCCACACCAGGCCTACCAGAACTCACAAGTGGACTCCATGAACATCATAGGAGAATTTCCTGTGCAGAACAGCGAGGACGCCAAGCACTGGGTTGCCACCGTTAATTTTTTAAGGACCGCGACCAAGATGTTCTTTGGCAGTGAAGCCGGCATAGACGGACTCAAAGGCAATCCACCACCAATTTTACATCTTTCTGGTTACGGCGATCACATGTACAACAAGGTGCCTGTGGTTGTAAACACCTACAATCTTGAACTGAGACAGGGCATCGACTACATATCAACCAACCAGGATACAGATAGGAACATCACAAGCCCCAGGACAAGGGAACGTTTGGGATTGCCAGAGACGGGCGAATCATCTACCTGGGCACCAACGCTGTCTAACATATCAGTCCTGGTGACACCGATCTACAGCAGGGAATCAGTCAAGAAATTCTCAATGAAAAAATTCGTTCGTGGAGAACTCAATGGCAAGGGTAGCAACGAGGTAGGATTCATTTAATGGCCAAGTACTCAAACACATCACCCTACTTCGAGACACGGGAGATAGCGGATTACCTGGACATCTTGAATCCAAGGACACTGACCGCGGAGGACGACGACCAGAGCTACACCATCGAGAGGACCTACGCATACAGGCCCGACCTGTTGGCCTATGACCTTTACGGCACACCGAGGCTATGGTGGGTGTTCGCACAGCGTAACCCAGACCAGATAGAGGATCCCATCTACGACTTCAAACCAGGAGTGACGGTTCAACTGCCAAAGAAAGAGAACCTGCTCAAAGACCTGGGGATATAATCCATGGCAATTGATCAATATACAGAAGCGGCTTACGCCAGGAAGCGTAGCATAAATGAACTATCGTTATCTCCTGATCCCAACGTGTTGCACAAGTTCGCGAGCTACAACACCATATTCACACTATCGGGCTTGAGTGCAGAGGAGATACGTAACCCTGCACAGTTCTTCGGTGGTACGGCACACGACATAATCGCCCGCAGTGGCGGCATAGGGGACGGCAACTTTTCAAGCCACCAAGAATCTTCAGCCAACAACAGGGAGAGTCGACGAGATGGCAACAACAAATTGAACAAGACGATCGACAAGATGGGGGCCGGTGCCGTGCTGGGAGAGAGTTCCAGGATCTTCAAAAAGGACCATGACATCTACTTCAAAAGCGTGGAGATGACATCAGTGCCAGGACTCAACGACCAGAGGCGTCTCACCAGTGTGACCAACATCATGATGCAGTTGGTGGAACCTTCGGGACTCACGCTGATAGAGAGGATAAGGGCCGCGGCCTTCAACAACAAATTCCTAGACCACCTTGACGCACCATACATGCTGACCATAGAGTTCAAGGGGTTCGATGAGGACGGACAGGAAGTCAAGGTAAACACTGATTACACCAAGAGGGTGATACCGATAAAACTTGTCACCATGGACATAGACGTCAACCAGGGCGGATCCTACTACAACATCAAGGCCATACCCTACAACGAGTTTGCACTGGTGAACAACTTCATGTATCCGAGGACCAGTGGAACACTGGGATCTTCGTCCATCAACAGGAGGTTCACGGACGCGGTACAGGACCTACAAAGGATACTGAATGAGCAAAACGAGGACGAAAAAGTCCGGGGATACAACCAGTACCCAGACAAGTACAACATATCCATCAGTAGCGACCTTGATCCCGAACAGCAGGTCCCATATGAATTATTGGCCCAGGCAGGCATGAAACCCGGCTCGGCCTTGTCGGTACAGACCCGCCAGCTCACCGATACCGGAGGCGGATCGTTCACGATGGACTTCCTCAAGTTCAACTCATCACAGAACATTCTGAAAATGTTGGAAGAGCTCATGAAGACCCATCCCAAATATGGTGCCAAGAGTTTCGAAGAGTGGGAGACGGCAGTGCAAAGCGGCATAGGGAAGAGGGGGTTCAGACCCAACGAAGGCATAGACAGCCATTTCAAATATTTCAGGATACGCACAGGCATCGAGCTGACTTCCAACTTTGACGAACTACGTAAAACCAACGCCAAGATCATAAACATCGTGGTTGAACCATTTTACATCAGCGCCTACAATCTAGCAACGGCTGGCATACAACAGGACAAGCACAACCGTGCCTACGTGGCCAAGGAATACAACTACATCTTCACGGGTGACAACCTCGACATACAGAACCTAGACATCAACTACAAGGTGGCTTACTTCCAGGCCAGACTCAAGGATCTGGAGGCCAGTGAGAGCAGGACATTCACATCGGAGAACAAGGATGTCATATCATCTGCGAGCACACCAGCAAACCCGTACAAAACAGACCTAGGCAGTGACAATTTCCTACCACTGAAGAGTGAGGTCTCTGTTTCACAGAGTTCAAAAAGCGGCAGGACGACCAAGGGTGACGCCAGGGTTGATCAGTTCTTTGACTACATAACCCATCCAAAGGCGGACATGGTGGTGGTCAACATGGACATACTGGGTGACCCCGCATGGTTGGGCCAGAGCCAGTTCATACCAGCGACACCTACTAATTCCAGCGGCAGTTCCCAGGACAACAACATAGATTTCTTCCGGGGCGGAAAAAAAGACAACGTGTGGAATCCAAACCTGCGTTGCTTCAACTACGACGTGGCGGATCCAGTCATTAACCTCACATTCAAGGTACCACAGGACTTCGATGACAAGACCGGAGTGTACGAGATGTCATCGGCACAGCGGGCAGTGTTCTCTGGACTATACAAGGTGACACAGGTACAGCACAATTTGACGGACGGCCAATTCACGCAGACTTTGACCATGGTACGTTTCAACAACCAGGATGGCCCCGTGACCAAAACAACAAACCAAAAAATCACCACCAAAAACGGCAAGGTAACTAGTGTGAGTGAGAAAAACCCAATGGCAATGTCTCGCATAGACGAATTGAGTGGAACACTAGGATCATCATAATGGCAGGCAACGAATACTACAAAGGACACGCATCGACGGCAAAGGCACCGGGCAACGACACCGCCTGGTCGGGTGAGAGCGCCGGACCATACATAGGTGTGATCAAGAACAACGTGGATCCACTAAGGATGGGCAGACTCCAGGTCAACATACCCAGCCTAAGCAAAACATCAGATCCCACAAGCGGAAACCTGATCACGTGTGAGTACCTGTCACCTTTCTATGGGGCCAAGGACGTGAGGCACAGCATACCGGGATCAACGGACTACAAGGACAGCCAGCACAGTTATGGCTTCTGGGCGGTACCACCAGACATAGGCACCAGGGTGTTGGTCATATTCGCCGAAGGCAAGATGGACCAGGCGTTCTGGATAGGTTGTGTGCCGGAACCCATGACAAACCAAATGACACCGGGCATATCGTCAAGCACGGCCACGCACGATGCCTTGGACGGCACTTTCGAAGGAGCGGACGCAGGTTTCCAGGACGACAAGAAAACAACATATGGCACAACCAACGTACCATCGGGTGAAGTCAACAGGACGGCACCAGTCACTGACGGACAGATAGCAAATTACGACAAAATAAAAAGGCCAATACACCCATTCGCAGAAACATTATTGAAACAAGGACTGAGTGCAGACGACATTAGGGGCAACACCTCGAGTTCGGCACGTAGGGAGACCCCCAGCCAGGTTTTTGGAATCAGCACGCCGGGTAGGAAAGACACGGGCACAACAAGAGTCAAGGTAGGCCCCAAGGACGCCGAAGTGCAGGACTACGTGACCAGACAGAGCGGACACACGTTCGTCATGGACGACGGTGCCGCGGATGGCACCAACCAACTGACGAGGTTGCGCACAGCATCAGGACATCAATTATTGATGCACGACACGGAAGGTGTGGTGTACATAGCCAACGGATCGGGCAACGCCTGGATTGAGATGACCAGCGAGGGCAGGATAGACGTGTACTCGGGGGTGGGCGGAATCAACATGAGGACGCAGGGTGACTTCAACCTGCACTCGGACGCCAACATCAACATGCACGCCTCGGGCCAGATCAGGATGAGCGCCACCAACGAGATCGTCAAGTCGGCGGGCACCTACATGCTGAACCTGGGAGACAAGGGCATATTCAACAGTTCACAGAAGGGAAGCATCAGGGACTACGCCAGGGACGGATTGACTTCATTCACGGACGGACAGCAGTTGCACGGCGCGGCGGGACAGATACACCTGGCGGGCGCACAGGTGCACTTCAACTCAACGGGTGCCAGTAGCACATGGGGACCTAAGTGGCTGGACACGGACGCCGCGAGCATGACCGAGAGACAGGAGGGCGACGTGGAATTGGCCAAGAAGGGCATAGAGCCACTGAGACCTTTCACCAAACAGACTTCCACCACGGTACACAGATTCGTGACACACGAGCCCATGCCTAGGTTCCGTGGATTCACTTCAGAGGGCGCAATGCCTACGGGAGGCGCTGACAACAAGAAACGTTGGAGTCAGTTGGCCAACACACCAGGCACCGTGGAATACACAGAATACCAACTCATACTGTCTCCGAACGAGTCCATAAGGCAAGGCATTTTCCAGGCGAAACTGGAGAGACACCTGCGCGAACAAATGGGCACATCAACAGACCCTGCCAAGGCCAGGAAGATCGCGGCGGATTTCGGTAGGGATTTCGACGAACTATTCGGCATAAATGAAAGCAAAGTGAAATGGGACCTCAAGGACAGCATCAGCAACAAGTTGAAAGGGTTCGACGTGGCGGACTCCGTGTCTGAGGTGCTCAACAACCAGACCAAGAAACTGGCCGACCAGGTCATCGACACCGTCACAGGATCTGAAGTGGCGGAACTGTTCAAGGACAACGTGTTCGTGAACCAGGCGGGAGAACTGTTCGCACTGGGAGACAAGACTCAATTGTTCTCGGGTGACTTCAAGGGCTTCGCCACTGACGTGGGCAGTCAGGCACTGGCCAACACGGCCAAGAGCGCACTGAACAAACTATCAACGGGTAATCTGTCCGCCAGAGATTTGGCCAGAGGACAGGGCACCGTCAAAAACATCGGTGGCATAGACATATCTGGAATCACAGGCAACATCAACATAGCCAACATCGCATCGGCGGGCGACCTCAAAGCTACCACAAACGTGTTCAAGAACGTGGTGGCGGGACAGGTCACGTCGACCATACAGACGACGGCGATAAACGCTGTGGCCAGCCAGGCCAAGGGGTTCATCGCGGGACTGGGCGGAAGCACGGCCCGGGAACTGGGACGACAGGGCATCACGCCGGGAAGGTTCACCAACCTGGGCGCCAAGATCGGTGCCATGAAACTGCCCGCGTCGTTAGGTGGAAGTGTGACGGGCGCATTCACGGCCGTGAAAACATTCTTTAGTGGATTCAGTGACGTGAGATTGAAGGAAGACATCAGATTGATTGGCAAGTCCCCATCAGGAATCAACATCTACGAGTTTAAATACAAACAGTTGCCGGGCACATACCAGGGCGTGATGGCACAGGAGGTGCCGTGGGCCAGTGTGATGACCGACACGGGATACTACATGGTGGACTACACAAAGGTCGACGTGGAGTTTAGGAGATTGAACTAATGGCATACGGAGACAACGGATCAGGCAACGGATTGAGCAACAAGACAGTGACCTTCAAGGGTTTCAGCTCACGTGCGGACCAACAGAACTTCAAACTGTACGACTTCGAGGTCGCGAAACAGGACCTGATCAACAGATTGAGTGTGCGTAAGGGTGAGAGGGTGGAGAACCCGGAGTTTGGAACCATCATATACGATGCCATATTCGAGCCATTCACAGAAGCACTCAAGGACGCCATTGTCCAGGATGTGACTGCCAATCTCAACGCAGATCCACGTATAGCAACGGAGGAGATCTTGGTCACGGAGGCGGACAAGGGCATAGCCATACAGGCCACAATAACCTATGTTCCATTGAATATCACTGAGAAACTGAGATTCAACTTCGACGAGAACTCACTACTGCGTCTATCTTAAAGTACGTACATTTCCTAACACATAAATACCGTTGTATACACAATGGCCACAACAGACAGACAGAACAGATTACTAGTAGCGGAAGATTGGAGAAAGATCTACCAGGCTTTCCAGCAGGCTGACTTCAAGAGTTACGACTTCGAGACCCTGAGAAGGACCATGGTAGCGTATCTCAAGGAGAACTACCCGGATGATTTCAACGACTTCGTTGAGAGCTCTGAGTACGTGGCGCTGATAGATCTGATAGCATACATATCACAGGCACTTTCATTCAGGGTTGACCTCAACGCCAGGGAGAACTTCCTGGAGACAGCGGAGAGAAGAAATTCAGTACTAAGATTGGCGAGGTTGATCAACTACAACGCCAAGCGTAACAAACCAGCGACTGGTCTGCTGAAAATAAATTCTATAACGACCTCACAGGACGTGCAGGACAGCACGGGGACCAATCTAGCAAATTCCACCATAGTGTGGAACGACGGTGCCAACGCCAACTACAGGGAGCAGTTCACTGCCATACTGAACGCGGCCAACCAGACGGGACAACTGTTCGGCAATCCCAGGGAGTCAGGCACCATAGGTGGCATAAGCACAGAAGTGTACACACTGAGTTCAAACCAACTGGACCTTCCAATTTTCAATTTTACAAAGTCAGTCGGGGGTATATCGAGGTCATTCGAGATAGTGTCCAGCACCATAACAGACTCCGAGTCCATATACGAATCATCACCTGTGCCCGGCACCGGACTGACATACACATACAGGACCGATGGGTCAGGAGACAGTTCAAACAACACCGGCTTCTTCTTCCTGTTCAAACAGGGAACGATGCAACAGACGGATTTCACTGTTGAATCATCGATAACAAACTTTGTCAGACCGATCACGGAACCAAACATCAACGACTCAGACGTCTGGCTATACAAGTTAGACCAATTTGGACAACTGTCCGAATCTTGGAGCAAGGTGCCAACACTGTCTGGCAACAACGCAATATACAATTCACTTTCAAAGGCAGAGAGAAACACCTACAACGTGGTGACAAAGAACAACGACACGGTTGACCTTGTGTTCGGAGATGGAAACTTCTCCAACATTCCATTGGGCAATTTCAGGACCTACTACAGGACCAGTGACAACGCCAAGTACGCAATCCAACCGTCGGACATGCAGAACGTACAGTTGACGGTGCCATACACGGACGCCAACGGTGCACAGCAGTCATTGTCAATGAGCATAAGCCTACAGGCCAGCGTGTACAACTCGGCGGCCACGGAGTCAAACGATTCCATCAAGGAGAAGGCCGCTCAGGTCTACTACTCACAGAACAGGATGATCACTGCGGAGGACTACCAAGTGGTTCCTTTGAGTGCGTCACAGGAGATAGTCAAGGTTAGATCAGTCAACAGGTCAGCGTCAGGCATAAGCAGGGCCAAAGAAATACTTGATCCCACAGGTGCATACTCCAACGTCAGCACCTTCGCTGAAGATGGCATACTGTACAGAGAGGAATCTCTACAGCAGTTCACGTTCACATTCAACAACAGGAGTGAGATACAGTCAACGATAGACACCAGTGTGGAGGCAAAACTCAAAGAGGCGTACGCCAGGCAGTTCTACTACCTGAAGTACGGCACCAAGGACACCAGCACACTATCAGCGACGTGGAATTCAACCACGACAGCGACCAACACCAACACGGGTTACTTCACTTCCGGTGGTCCATTGGTGATTGGTGACTTCGCGACTTCCAACCTGAAGTTCGCCAAGACAGGTGCTTTAGTGAAATTCACTTCACCGGACACCAGGAAATTCAAGAACGGAACTCTCGTGTCTTCGACCACGGATGACTCCGAGGACAGATCATGGGCCAAGATAGGTGCTGTGGTACTAGACGGTGCCAACGGCGGAACAGGTAATCTTGAGTCAGGACTGGGTCCTGTGACTCTTAACAACATCGTACCACAGGGTGCGGTCATAAACGCAATCATTCCAAACTTCACGACGGCATTCTCGGCGACGCTGGAATCTGACCTAATCGACAGGATTGAGGCCTATGAAGAATTTGGACTGAGATATGACATTGATTCTGAGACTTGGAAGGTCATAACATCCACGAATCTAAGCACAAGTTCTGTGTTTGATCTGGCCAATGCAGGATCATCCACGGGCACGAATGCGGACACCAGTTGGTGGTTCAAGTTCACCAATGACGGCAACACGTACACAGTGCAGTACAGGAAATTGGACTACATATTTGAATCAGAATCACAGAACAAGTTCCACTTCGACGTGCAGGACAAGATCTACGACTACACTACGGGAAGCAGTGTCAAGGACACAGTGAAGATATTGAAGACCAACAGCATAATCTCTACGAGCAACAGCATTGGATATCCCATAACCTGGCAGGTGGTTGACGTGATAACGGAAGCGGATGGTTTCCAGGATAACAGGAAGATCAAAGTTGGATTCTTTGATGCCGACGACGACGGTGTGGTGGATAATCCAGAACTGTTTGACATATTCGTGGAACCTACGCTGTCTGAAACGACCAAATTCGTATTCCAGGAGAAGTACATCTCATACGACAACATAGAAAGATACAGACCTTACGCGGCGACAAATTTCGTAGTGACACAGAACGAGGTGGACATTAATCTTGACACGACAACCTACACAGACGGACAGTTGTTTTATTTCTTTGACGCCAACGAGGACGTGATCAAGAGCTACAGTTCTACAACTAATACACTTACTACAGCAACAGATTACAGGGCCAGGAAGGGCAGAAGTTCGATCGACTTCCAATACAAGCATCACGCGGGACAGGAGACCAGGATAGATCCCAGTGTTTCCAACATCGTGGATGTGTATCTATTGGAGAGGACGTATGACAACCTATTCAGGATATGGTTACAGGACGGTGGCAACAGGCCAACTGTGTCCACTTCAGACCAATTGAGGATCAACTACTCGGGCACACTAAACCCATTGAAATCACTGTCAGACCAGATCATATACCATCCAGTCAAGTACAAGATACTGTTCGGATCAAACGCCGACGAACCATTACAGGCCACATTCAAGGTTGTCAAGAACACAAAGACAAACATTTCAGATGCTGTCATAAAGACCAGGGTCATCACTGCGATAAACGAATTCTTCGCACTGGACAACTGGGACTTCGGAGACAGTTTCTATTTCACAGAATTAGCCGCTTACATACACAATCAACTGGCACCAGATCTACTGACTGCCGTGATCGTGCCCAACCAGTCAGGACAGGGTTTTGGGTCCTTGTTCCAACTTGACTCGGCGGCGGACGAGATTTTCATCAGTGGGGCCACCGTTGATGATGTGTCAATTATAACAGCACTGGGAGCCAACCAACTGGCGGCATCCGGCACTGTGGTCACATCGACAGCAACCACGACAACCAACACCACCACAGGATCAGCAGTGTCAGGCTCTACTACAACAGGTTCCGGTTCAAGCACCGGCAGTAGTGGGTCAGGATACTAATGGCTGACAATCCCACAAACGCATTAACCAACAACGAAGTCGTCAAGCAGGGTGACAACGAGTACAGACGTACGGTACAGCATTTACCCGCTTTCTACAGGACGGACGCCAACCAACGTTTCCTTTCGAGCACCATGGATCCATTGGTACAGAAAGGGTCACTGGAGAGACTGGACGGATTCATAGGACGACAGGACGCCTACACCAGGAACGTCAACGACAGGTACATAGGTGCCACCAGCAGGGACAGATATGCATATCAACTGGAACCAACTATCACTTACACTGACAAGGACACCACGTCGGTAAACCCAGAGGACCAGGTCAAGTTCACAGGAACATACGACGACTACATAAACCAAATCAAGTACTTCGGAGGCAAGGTCAACAATCACGACAGGCTCAACAAAGAGACTGTGTACTCGTGGAACCCGGCCATTGACTACGACAAGTTGGTTAACTACAGGGAGTACTACTGGATGCCGGATGGACCGAGCGCGATAGAGATCGATTCCGTTGGACCAAATGCAGTGGCTGAATATTCTGTGGAGAACAAAGCACAGGGGGCCTACAATTTCACACACAGGGAGAACGAGAACAACCCCATACTGACACTGTACAGGGGTAACACATACAAATTTAACATCAACGCCGAGGGACATCCTTTCTGGATAATGACGGAACCATACAAGAGCAAGGTATCCGCTGACGGTTCAACTTCAACCATATTTGACACGGGAGTGACCAACAACGGTGCGGACTACGGCACTGTCACATTCACCGTACCAACAACAGGTGCACCTGACACTTTATATTACCAGTGTGGCAACCACGATGCCATGTATGGAATACTACAGATCAGAGACGCTGATACCACGACGGCCATCAACGTCGAGGACGACATAGTTGGCGCAAAGAATTACAGCCTACGTACATTGAGCCTGTCCAACGGCATGAAGGTCAAGTTTCCAAATGCATTGGTACCAACATCATACCAGGGCAAGGAATACTACGTGGAGGGAGTTGGCGATGCCATAACTCTCACAGACGTGGAGGACCTAATCACCCCTGGCAGTTACGCCACGGAGACAACCATACTGTATGATCAGGTCGGGTATGACTCGAGACCATATGCCAAGGCGAACTACATTCCAGAGACACAGGACTACATCACAATAAAGAGGGATTCACAGGACAAGAACGCTTGGTCCAGGTACAACAGATGGTTCCACAGATCCGTGATCGAGGAGACGGCAAGGATCAGTGGATTCACACCAGATTTGGACGAGACGGACAGAGCCAAGAGACCCATCATAGAATTTGATTCGGGACTGGCACTGTACAACCACGGAACAGTGGCCAAGAGATCGGTCACCTTGTATGACACGGTGACGACGGACGCATTCAGCGACGTGGTCAAGCAGACGGGTTACATAGTTGATGGACTGGCACTGGCGGACGGCATGAGAATCGTGTTCGCCGCTGACACGGATCCCATTGTCAAGGACAAGATATATGATGTGAACTTCGTCACAGCGGGAGATTCAACACAGGTGATCAATCTGACGGAAGCGACAGACGGCACACCCACAGACAACGACTCCATATACATAGAATTCGGCACAAAGAACCAAGGCAAGACCTTTAGGTATGACGGCACGACAGAAGCATTCGTTGAGGCACAAGAGAAGACCGGGGTCAACCAGCAACCATTGTTCGCCATGTTCGACGAATCACACACCTCTTTCGATGATGCTACAGCATACCCCAACTCAACGTTCACGGGAGCCAAGGTATTCTCTTTCGCGACATCAGACACGGCGACAGCGGACACGGTGCTGGGCATCAAGGTCAAGTACAACACCATAAACAACGTTGGTGACATAGTTTTCGAATCTGACCACACGTCAGGGACTTTCACATACAAGCAAGACACACAGACCTTGACCAAGAACCTCGCAGAGGGACACCTACACTACACCACGGGCAGGAGCACACACAATTCACGTAGCGCCTGGATCAAGAGGACGTCAGAGAGCAGACAGCGTGTGATAAGGACATTCATTGTGGACGCCACGGAGAAGAAACTGTTCCCGATAGATTTCTACAAGGATTCCGCCAGCCTGACGGACCTGGAAGTTTCAGTGTCTGTGAACGGAACCAGGAAGACACTGACCACTGACTACACGCTACAGAATGGTACCAAGAACAGGTACGTAAGGTTCAACAAGGACCTAGCGGTAGATGACCAGATCAGGATAGCGGCGCACAGCGGTGCGGACAAGATAGAGGACAAAGGAATTTACGAGATACCAGAGAATCTGGCAACCAACAGTCTCAACCAGCAGTTGGGAACATTCACCTACGGACAGATATTGGACCACGTCAGGGACATGTTTGACAAGAACCAGGATGTGACTGGCACGGTGCCAGGGGTCTCTAACCTCAGGGACAGGCCAGACGCCAGACTCAAAGGGGGTAGCATACACCAACACGAAGGGCCTCTACTGCCGGCGGTGTTCAATTTAATTGACCAGGATGCCAACTTCGTGACCGCACTGGATTTTGCCAACCAGGAGTACGAGAAATGGTACAACTCATTCCTTACACATGCCACTGGGACGGCGTACGAAGGCGTCGCGGCTGACAGGGTGGATGAGATCATCACAGCAATCACACCAGGCAGGAACAACACGTTCCCTTTCTTCTACGAGGACATGGTGGGTTGGGGAGAGAACGTTTCAACGAGATCCTACACGGTGCTCGGAGCATCACAGACAGACTACGCACTGGATTCACAACACGACATCACCACACTGAGCAACAGGGCAGTGTATGTGTACCTTAATGGCACACAATTACTGTTGGGCACAGACTACACTTTCAGCACAACTGACGATAGCATAAGCATTTCAACGGCACTCGCAGAGGGCGACAAGATAGTGATCAAGGATTACGCGGACACAACCGGCAGTTACATGCCACCGTCTCCGACCAAGTTGGGCATGTATCCCAAGTTCACACCTGAAAGGTTCACGGACACCACATACGTAACTGACACGGCGGTCATACGTAAGCACGATGGTTCCATCATAAAGGCCTACGGCGACGAGCGTGATGACCTTATTCTAGAACTTGAGAAGAGGATCTACAACAACATCAAGGTCACATACGATGCCACCTTGGTGGACATACACGATGTGTTGCCCAGTGCATTCACACAAACGGAATACACACTGCAGGAAATCGACAACGTCATAGGACCTGACTTCTATCAATGGGCAGGACGTAACAGCGTCCAGTACATCAACAACACCGCATTCAAGGAAGGGTCACCCTTCACGTACAACTACGCAAGATCAAAGGGAAGGCTGATAGGTGAGAACCTGCCAGGACACTGGAGAGCCATCTACAAGTACTTCTATGACACGGACGCACCACATGTTAGACCATGGGAGATGTTGGGTCATTCAGAGAAGCCAACGGACTGGGACGCAACATACGGAACGGCACCATACACGTCAGGCAATGATGTGCTCTGGAATGCGGTTGCCAGCGCCACAGGCAGATATGGCAAGCCTCTAATAAAGGATTACCTACCGGTTGATGCTTCAGGGAACCTGTTGGATCCATTGGCGGCGGGACTGGTGGACAACCTAGACATACCGGGCAGACAGAACGCCTGGAAGTTTGGAGACCAAGCACCGGCGGAGACGTCGTGGAGGAGATCAAGTTCATACCCATTCACGGTCATGAAGACCCTGGCACTGACCAAACCGGCCAAGTTCTTCTCAAATCTCTTTGACCCTGCCAGATTGACCACCAATGTGGCGGGCAATCAGGTATACAAGGACACAGGCATCAGGCAAACACTGGCCACTGCCAAGTACCACTTGGAGACAATAACGGATCTAGCAACAGGGGTCACGACCAGATACCAGACAGCGGGCTATCAGCCTTTCGTGGTCAATTACCTGATATCAAGGAATTTAGACACCAAGACCTTCTACTACGACAAGATGAAGGACCTGACTGTGCAGTTGGCATACAAACTGGGAGGATTCACGGACAAGGACAACATCAAGATACTGACAGACAGTGTGTCTCCGGGATCAACGTTAGGATCCAAGTTCATACCAGACGAGAACTACAAGATACTTTTCAGGACATCCAATCCCGTTGAGAGTTTCCAGTACTCGGGGGTGTTGATTGAGAAGAACACGGACATAAGCCAGGACGGGTCAACGGTGTTGGGCGGATACAAGGTGTTGGGTTACAGCACCGCCAAACCGTATTTCAATTTCAACTATCCAGTCAAGACGACCACAGCGACGCCTGTGTCAGTCACGGGATCCACACAGGTGGAACAGTACAGGGCATACCAGGAGAGCACACAGACCATCCCATATGGATATGTGTTCAACACCATACAGGATGTCACTGACTTCTTGTTTGGGTATGGACATTATTTGGAGTCACAGGGATTCCGATTCAACAGGTTCTCCAACGAACTCAAGGAGACGCTCAACTGGTCAAACGCAGTCAGAGAGTTCTTGTTTTGGACCACGCAGGAGTGGGCACCAGGATCAGCAGTGACGGTATCACCAGCCGCGGACGGTTTCGAGTTGGACACCAACAACAGCATCGTGGGGCAACTGAGGAATCTGGCAGGAGACTATTCACTCTTGGATTCCGGCGGAAGGAAGATAGACATCAGGGAGATATCCACCAAGCGTGTTGGAAAAACGTTCGAATTGGGCATCAAGTCTGACACCGTTGGACTGTACAACATAGCACTGAACACAGTCCAGAAAGAACACATACTGTTGTTTGACAACAGCACAGTGTTCGCGGACATCTTGTATGATCCTTTCACTGGTTTCAGACAACAGAGATTGAAACTGGTTGGTTGGAAGACGGCAGGATGGAACGGAGACTACTACGCACCAGGTTTCGTGTTCGACGCCGCACAGGTCACATACTGGACGGCCAACACCGACTACAGGATCAGCGACTCGGTAGAGTACCAAGGCAAGTTCTACGTGGCCAAGGACAACCACAACTCGGAATCCACGTTCGTCACGTCCAACTGGACACTGAAGGCGAACAAACCTGCACCACAACTGATACCCAACTTCGACTACAAGATCTCACAGTTCAATGATTTCTATGAATTGGAGACCAACAACTTCGACGAATCACAACAGAATCTGGCGGAGAGGCTGACGGGATACCAGAGCAGGGATTACCTGGAGAACCTGTTCGTCAATGACGTGTCGCAGTACAAGTTCTACCAAGGGTACATCAGGGAGAAGGGCACACAGAACGCCATAGACAAGATATTGAAGGCCAGGTACGAGGGAGAGGACATCTCACTGGACCTCTATCCGGAATGGATGATCCGTACAGGCAACTTCGGAAACACGGATTCCATTGAGAACATCCAGATAGTGTTGAAGGACGACGTGATCACGGCGGATCCGCAGAGCATTGAACTGCTGGACACTTCCGCTGACGCCAAGGAGTATGCGAGGTCCGACGCCATCATCAAGGACGACTTCTACTACAAACCGGTGGAGTACACAGCATCCACCACATTCAAGAGATTGGACTACACCCAGGCGGGTGTCAGCAGGGACACGGCACAGGTGTTCAAGACCGCGGGCTATCCACAACCGCAACAGGTACAGCACACGGCCTTCAACATAGAGGACATACTGAACCTCGACATGAATGCCATAACCACCAATGACCTGGTATGGGTGGCCAACAAGAGCAACAGGGACTGGGACGTTTTCAGGATATCCAACGCGGGCATCAAGATAGCGAACCTAATTTTAATTGATGAACAACAGTTGGAGATAACTTTTACAGGATCACACAACCTGACCGCAGGATCGACCACCACAGAGGCCGACTACTTTGGCATATCAAACAGTGAGGAGACCACGCTGAATGGGGTTTATGAGGTCAAGGCAACACCAGATCACAAGACCGTGATAATAGACTACGCGGGCAACGTGGGATTCATTCCCGCCCTGGAAGACGGATCCACGGCGGACAGTTACGGAAACATTTACAAATTCATATCTGTGAGATTGGCATCCATGGACAACGTAAACGATCTACTGAACTACGACGACTACAAGGACAAAGACGACGCCATAGGGAAAACAGGAGACAAGGTGTTCGCGGACGCGGACAGTTCAGGTCTGTGGCGTGTGTATGAGAAGCAAGATCCCTACACCACGGAATTGCGACTTTCACCGGATGCCAGCACAGCGGAACAGGAGTTCGGGCACAGGATCGTGGCACGTAATGACGGCAGGACCGTCGTGGCATCCGCACCGGGCAAGGGACAGGGTGAGGTACACTTCCTGTTCAGATCTTCCTCAGATGCATCATTCCAAGTGCAATCCACTGCCACAATGACCGACAACGACGACAACACCAGCAGGTTGGGTGAGTCACTGTCCATCAGCACTGACGAGAACTTCATAGTGGCAGGAGCACCATACACAAACACGTTGGGTTTAGACGGAAGCACAAGACAGCCCAATTCGGGATTATTAAAAATTTACATTTGGGATCCAAGCACATTCAAGTATGGAATACTGTCGACTGTGACCCCGCCAACAGACGGATCAACAGCCAATGAGGATTTGAACTTTGGATGGTCACACAAGATATCGGAACCAGGCGCGAATTCGGTAAGGGCCACGGCAGACAAATACCTATTTGTATCGGCACCAGGACATGACAACGACCAGGGCAGGGTTTACATGTACACCTGGGGAGTGGGTGCGGACGGCTCGACCTATGACACCTGGACACAGGACTACACCATAGAAGCACCAGCGGGTGGTTCGGCGCAGAGATTCGGACACAGGGTACAGGCGAACGACAACGGTGACATACTGGCGATCAGCTCACTGGCACCAGGCAACGCGGGCAAGGTGGAGATATTCATAAAGACGTCACAGAGCAATGACGGAAGCACACAGAACTCATTCGCACTGGCACAGACCTTGACAGGTGTGGCCACGGATGGTTCATCACTGAACACAGGTTTTGGTGAATCCATAGCGATGAGCAAGGATGGCACGACACTGATCATAGGTGCACCAGGGGTGGACGCCAGTGCAAATCCTGACGCAGGTGCGATATACTATTACAAGTGGAACGCAGACGATTCCACAAACACCTACACACTACAGCAGACCATCGATGCCCCGAGTACAAGCACGAACATGAAGTTTGGTACGACCCTTGACATCAATCATGACGGAACAAGGCTGGTAATTGGCGCTGAGAATTTCGCAAGTGCCAGCGAGATGAAATTTGATCTAGGGGAGACCACTTTTGACCTACAGGACACCAACATAGTGGACAGCAATGTTCAGTCTGGCGGAGTGTTCACGGCCACGATGTACAACACCAAATTTGTCATAGACGACAGGATGACATCAGACAACATGTCAGAGCAAGACGACTTCGGACGTGGTGTGTGCATGATCGATAATTCGGTTTTCGTTGGAGCACCACAAGATGATGGCAACACGGCCACGGACGGAAGCACTAAAATAGTCAATGATGGAACAATTTCCGCTTACGATTTAAAGACCAATGGAGAGTACGCTTGGAAGAATCTTGTGACTGAAACAGCACTGATAGACACGGACAAACTGGGCAAGGTTTTCGAGTTCAACAACAGGACAAAACAGATAAGAGATTACTACGACCTGTATGATCCCATTAAAGGAAGGATACTGGGCGTGGCGGACAGAGAGATCAACATCAAGACCACGTGGGATCCTGCCGCATACAACGTGGGAGCCAATGCCAACAGCCAGACCCCTTGGGCAGAGAACCACATTGGAGAAGTATGGTGGGACCTGTCAACGGTCAAGTGGCTCTGGTACGAACAAGATTCCCAGGAATACAAACACAACCATTGGGGACAGACCTTCCCAGGATCAAGCATAGACGTGTATGAGTGGACAGAAAGCAGATTGTTGCCCAGCGAATGGAACAGGAGGACCGAAGGATCAGCACAGACGATATCGGGCACCGCACTGCACGGTGATGATTCACAGTACACCGTTGTGCAGAGGTACGATTCCAGGTTGGACGGGTTCGTCAACATCTATTACTACTGGGTCAAGGACAAGGTCACACTGCCAAGCAACAGCGTGGTGGTCAGGAAGAACACTATAGCATTTGTGGCCAATCTGATACGGAACCCAAGGGCATTTGACTTCAAATATTATTCCATAACTGACACCAACAAGTTCCTGCTGAACAACATAAAAGGGTTGGTCAACGGAGACATAGTGCTCAACGTGGACATCAGGAGCAACACCTTCGAGGGAGACTCCCACAGCGTGTGGAAGTTGGCCAGGGAGGGTGACGCAGACTACAGACCGGGCACACAGATAGAGGCACGTTGGTGGGACTCACTGACGGGCAAGAACACCGCGGGTGACCTTGTGCCGGATCCCGACCAGCCACTGAACGATAGATACGGAAACAACGTCAGACCAAGGCAGAGCTGGTACGTGGACAGATTTGACGCACTGAAAGAGATCATAGACTACGCCAACACAGTGCTGAAGAGCAATCAGTTGGTTGGACAGATAGACTTTACGAATCTAGATTCCCAGGATCCAGAACCAACAGCACAGAGTTTAGAATGGGACACGGCCGTTGACACCTATGCGGAACTGACTTACGTCAACACAGCGGACATATCAGGCACGGCGAACTACCTGGTGAGATCAGACGAGACCGCCAACAACTACTGGGCGATATACCAATGGGATGGCACACAATTCTCAAGGACCAAGTTACAGACATTCAACACCTCCGCGTACTGGAGTTACACGGACTGGTACAAGACAGACGGGGACATGGTGCACGACGAGGACACCAAGATAGACAAGCAAGTCACGTTCCAGTATGAACTGGACGCACTGGAGCTCGAGCAAGGCAAACATGTGAAAGTGACATCAGCGGACACGGGGGGATGGAAACTGTTCATGAGGACGGCCACTGGCTGGGAGAACGTTGGGACAGAGAACGGAACCATAAGGTTGAGCACGAAACTTTACGACTACTCACAGGACGCCTCTGGTTTCGCTGGGGCAGACAACTTCGATGACAACTTCTTTGACCAAGAGCCAACCACAGAGACCAGGAAGGTGCTCACGGCACTGAGGGATGATCTTTTCAAGGACGAGCTGGCCGTGGAATACAACACCTTGTTCTTTACCGGACTTAGGAAAGTGTTGTCAGAACAGACCTACGTTGACTGGATGTTCAAGACTTCATTCATAAACGCCAAGAACAGCGTTAGACAACTGGATCAAAGGAAGACATACACCACAGGCACGGATTCATGGATAGAGAGTTACATCAACGAAGTCAAACCTTTCCACACAAAACTGAGAGAGTACAGACTGGGTTACGATAAGACAGAGACACAGGACGGAATATATTCAGACTTCGACAATCCGACTTTCTATGATGTTACTACAGGCAAGATCAGGAGTCTCAATGTTGAATCAGACACAGACAAACTAACGGAATATCCATATCAGATGTGGTATGACTACCACAAGAAACATGTAAATTCTATAACAGTCACGGCAGGTGGCTCAGGATATCAAGTGGCACCAACGGTGACCATACTAGGCGGTACAACAGGATCAACAGGCCCTTTCCAGGTGCAGGGAACCAGTGCTTCGGGAACGACAAGTGGTCAGTTTGGTTACTACTATCCGTTGTTCACCAGTGAGAAACAGGCAGAGATATACGACACGCAGAATTCAGGTTCGGGAACCACCAACACCTATACTTTTGATGGCCTGTCTGGCACATTCTATGGTCCAACAGCATCAGTCAGTGAAGCACAGAGTGATAAGTCTGGCACATTCAAGATGTATGTGACGCCACAGACCACCGCGGCAACTGCCACGGCGATCATTCAGAACGGTTCAGTTACTCGAATAAACATCACGGGAGTTGGTGCAAACTACACGACAACACCCACAGTGATATTATCAGGAGGCAAGACGGATGGCACGACACCAACGGACACCGCCAAGGCCTATGCTAACCTGAACAACGATCTGGTAAGGGATTTCAACACTACGATAAAATTTGACAGGGTGTCCAGCACATCCAGAGTTGTGGATTGGGCCAAGTCGACCAGTTACGCTTACAATGACCTGCTGAGATACAACAACCAATTGTACAAAGTGACCAACGCATTCACATCAACAACGGACTTCGACGACAACATCGGAAGTGTGTACAAAGTTTACGGTGATGAGACGGGACTTACAGCGGCGGACAGAACAAAAGGTTTCTACACACCAGGCTCAGGTATGCCAGGCAATGAACTTGACCAGGTGATGACGGGCGTTGACTACGGTGGCACAATGGTCACAGGATTGCTGTTCGACCAAGAACAAGGTTGGGACAGGGCAGGTTGGTATGACTTCCCATGGGACAACTACGGAGAGTCAAGAATAAAAGCGTTTAGAGCCGATGGATCAACAGCGGCATACACTTTTGACACTGCACCAGCATCGACAGAAGTTTATCAAGTGTACCTGACGCAGGATGACAGCACACGTAAAAAACTATCAGATGTGATCCGAGGAGATGGATCTACTGTAAGTTTCACTATAAGTGAGGTTCCTGAAATCGACGCATTGGTTGAGTTCATTCCTTTCGATGATGACGGTGTGCTTACACCAACAGATGACAGGACATTGGATTCCATAGTCAAGGGAGGACTGTTCACTTCCGCACTAGGTCACGCACCAAGCGACATCATACTGGAAGGTGATGATTTCGTATCGCCAGACACTAGTTACGCACCTGAGGAGACAGTACCCGGACAACTGTTTGATACACTGGACATCAAAGTTTACACGGCACCGGAATCAGGCGTGCCATTCATCAGTGACAGGAATTACAGGGGCGATGGCAACAATTCGACCTACTCGATAGGAGACTACCCAGGTACACTGGGATCAGTGACGGTTTCCGTCGACGGTGTTGTGCAGAAAGGGCCTGCATTAGATTCAACCATAAATGACTACGAGATAGATGTAGCGAACAAAACAATTACATTTGACAGTGCACCTGCCAACAACAGTGTGATATCGACAAAGGTGTTTGCGATTTCGGGTGAGAACTACAGGGTGTTGGACACATTCACGGGCGACGGAACCACCGCGTCCTTCTTGACCTCCACTAGGGGAGAATTCAATTTAGATTCAACATCCAGTGAGATTTACATCACCATTGACGGAGTGCCAACAACAGCTTTCACACAGACCATAACCGCCAACACAGTGACGGTGGTGTTCAACACAGCACCGGCATCGGGGGAATTCATACAAATAGCGGGATTCAACAAATCAGCGACGTCGTCAAGGAGTTATGCCAGTGTAAGGAACCAAGCCATAGTGTATGACGGGTCAACAGACAGATACACATTGACATATCCACCTGGATCTATAGGTCCATTCTCTGGACTGACCACGGTCGAGGTGAACGGAAGGGTCCTACGTGGACCAGACAACACCTACTACGTGGGAGATGGAAGCACATACGCCTACGGTGTGGTGTCAGGCCTGGGAGACGATTCCACGGTAGATCCTGCCAAGACGATCACGAGCGCCAGCCAGGTGCAGGTTTTCGTCAATGGGGTGCAGAAGGATCTTAACACGCACTACACAGTTGACACATCGAATCAGAACGTTGAATTCGTAACAGCATCAGTTCCAACGGTGACAGACGTGATATGCATATCCACACTAGTCGACAACCAATATTACAATGAAGGCACAGATATCATACTTGTGCCAAGTGCTATCACATCGCCTTACAGTTTGTCCACAAATGATGTGTTGTCAGTGACCACATTCAACAACGCACTGGGCATGAAGCAGAGGAGAGAAGTGTTAGAAGGCAGGACAAGTGGTGTGTTCAAACTTAGGTTTGACACGTTGAACGCAGGATACACATACGTTTGGTTGAATGGAGAGCAGTTGGCACAGGGTGCCGACTACACCACAAGCGGAAACACCATAACGGTCAAAGGCAAAACAATAACATCATCAGACAGACTGGATGTCATGTACTTCGCACTGGAATCTGCGACGGGTGCCACCGGATTCAGGATATTCAAAGACATGATGAACAGGACGTTCTACAAACGTATCAGTAAGACAGCCACTACAAAATTAACTGTGGACATGACAGCAGGAACACAGACCATAACCGTGGAAGACGCGAGCGTTTTACCAACACCAAACGCATCTGCAAATGTTCCAGGGGTCATATTCATAGACAAAGAAAGAATAGAATACTACACAAAATCAAGCAACACGTTGGGACAACTAAGACGTGGAACACTTGGAACAGGAATTAAGGAGCATGGATCAGGCACGGAAGTGGTAGATGCGTCTGGTACTCAAACCATCCCTTACGCGGACACCGTGTACACCAACACCTTCACTGGTGATGGTAGCACGGCAGTGTTCACACTATCACAAGCACCAGCCTCCGCTAGCGAGTTAGACATATTCATTGGTGGCCAACGATTGTTGCTCACTAGCGAGGATGGATCAACCATAAACTATTCTGTGGATGGAAGCACGACGGCAGTGACTTTGAGCACCGCACCTGCGTCAGGCACACAGATCAAGGTATTACACAAGAAAGGACAGGTATGGTACACGGCACTGGATGGTAATCCAGCGGACGGCAAGGGATTACAGGCTTCAAGCACACAACAGGCTAAATTCATTGCTAACGAACCCACAAACGCACCTGAATAAATACACTAGATGACACAGGACAACAAACCACAAGAATCAAAACAGGAAGACAACAAGCCTCAGGATAACACGGGTGTTATGATGACGGGGCACATAAAGATTTCAGACCCAGAGACAGGTGAGGTGATCGTGGACAAGAGGAACGCGATACACTACGAGAACATGTCTCAGGCATTGGCCAACTCATTGGCTAACAAGACAACAGGTTTTGTGCATGAGATCGCACTGGGCAATGGTGGTACGAGTGTGGACCCAACGGGTATAATCACTTACCTGACACCGAACTCAACAGGCACAAACGCCACATTGTACAATCAAACATATTACAAAGTAATAGACGACAACTCCGCGACCAACAAGGACACCACAAGGAACAAGATGGAAGTGAGACACACGGCTGGCAACAAGTACACAGACATCGTTGTGACATGCACACTTGACTACGGTGAACCAACGGGACAGGCGGCGTTCGACAACACCACCAATTTCAATGGTGACTATGTGTTCGATGAACTTGGTCTGAAGAGCTGGGAAGGCACAGAGAACGGTTCAACCAACAAGTTGTTGACACACGTCATATTCCACCCGGTACAGAAGTCACTTAACAGACTCATACAGATTGATTACACTTTAAGGATTCAAAGTTTGACAACTTTCACTGAGACCAGTTCAACTGCACTGTCAACATCTAACACAGTGAGTGGAACAACATCAGGTGGTAACACAGGATACTAATGGCATACACTGTAAACAAGACGAATAGTTCCAGTTCACCAAACCAGTACACGGTACAGGATGGTGTTGTCAACACACAGACCGACCTCAGTTTCATAGGAAAAGGTTATGCAGGTTACGGCGAAGTAATTGCGGAGAACTTCCTACATCTATTAGAGAATTTTTCAAACACGTCAGCACCCACCAAACCCATAGAGGGACAACTGTGGTGGGATTCTACCAATTCAAAACTACAGGTGTACAATGGAACGTCATTCCAGACAGCAGGTGGAAGTGCACCATACCAGTCAGATGCACCGGCCAATCTTGCCGCTGGAGACATTTGGATAGATTCAGGCACGGGACAGATGTTCTTCTACAGTGGAACGTCATCTGTGTTGGTTGGACCACCAAGTGCCACAGGTACCACTAGTGGATTCACGTTTGACACTATACTTGATTCTGGCGATACATCACAGAACATAAGCAAACTTTTCAATGACGGCAATCTCATAGCGATCGTTTCGGAGGATGAGTTCACGCCAAAATCAGCATTGAGTGGATTCGCAACCATCAAAAAAGGTATCACACTTACCACTGCCATAGCAGACACAAAATTTCAGGGCACGGCCACAGATGCAGACGCACTGGGTGGTGTAGCGGCGGCCAACTACCTGAGGTCGAACGCCAATGACACAACGTCGGGGACAATCTCTATTGCCAATGACGGCGGTCTGGTAGTTGGTACGGACAGTGACCTCACATTGACGGTGGACGCGACAGGCGGCATAATTTCAAACACCACAACAAACACAGACATCAGTTTCAAAGTCAACGATGGTGGTGTGACAACGACTGTGATGACCATAGACGGATCAGAGTCCAGTATCGGTATAGGTACTACTACACCAAGCACAAAATTAGAGATATCAGGTACAACAACTTCTACTGCATTCGCAGGACCACTTACTGGCAACGTGACAGGAAATCTAACAAGTTCAGGGGCCAACACCATGGGCACACTGACCATGGCAGGAACGGTCACATCCAAAGCGATAGCACCAGACACGGACGCATCATATGACATAGGTACATCCAGCAAAGGCTACAACACTGTACACGCACTGGCAACATCGGCGCAGTACGCTGACTTGGCAGAGGTGTATGAGTCCGACTCGGAGTACGAAGTGGGCACGGTGGTGATATTTGGTGGTGACAAGGAAATAACAATGTCGATAATGGGAGATGATCCCAGGGTGGCGGGAGTCATATCAGGTTCTCCGGCTCACCTAATGAATTCCAAATCAGAGGGACAGCCAGTGGCGCTACAGGGCAAGGTGCCTTGCAAGGTCGTTGGACACATCAGCAAGGGAGACATGTTGGTGACCCATCCACAACACCCAGGTGTTGCTAGGAAAGGCATTGACCCTGCAATGGGCACAGTGATAGGCAAAGCACTGGAAGATTACAATTCAACCGAAATAGGCACAATTAATATTGTGGCTGGAAGACTATAAATACAAGCAAATGGCGTACATAATAAACAAAACAGACGGGACAGCAGTAACAACGATCACTGACGGAACGGTGGACAACACCACTTCGTTGCAGTTGTTTGGTAAGAGTTTTTCTGGTTTTGGCGAAGGGCTCAACGAGAACCTAGTAAAATTATTAGAGAACGCGGCATCCACCGCGGCACCCACAGCACCATTAAAAGGTGAGTTATGGTTTGACACAACAACAAACCAACTGAAAGTGTATGACGGGACAAGTTTCAAACCAACGGGTGGTGCCAAGACAAGTTCCACGCAACCCACATCACCGTCAGCGGGAGATCTATGGCATGATTCGGTGAATGACCAAGTGTATGTGTACACAGGATCTGCATTCTTGTTGGTCGGACCAGTTTACACGTCAGGACAGACGCTTTCGGGTTGGAAGATAGAGACACTGGCCAGTTCAGGTGGTAACAAGGTTGTTTCTTCGATGTACGTGGGCAACGTCAGAGTGGCGATACTCTCCAAAGAGACCTTCACACCGAGTGCCTCACAATCAGGCTTCGCTGAGATAAGAGCGGGTCTGACTTTGAATTCCACACTGGGCGCAGTGTTCGAAGGTTCGAGCACACAGGCCGCAACTTTGGACACAACAGACACCAC